TGCAATACAAACCACAAGACGCAGCCTTTCCAAAAGGTATCGGTATTCAGTCTGCGGGTGGTGTCAAGTACGACAACGGCAAACCGCAATGGTCTTTGCTGCCCTTCAGAGCTTTAAAAGAAGTCGTTGAAGTGCTGACCTACGGCGCAAAGAAGTATGCCCCTGACAACTGGAAGAAGGTGCCTGATGCTCGTCGTCGTTACATCGACGCAGGCTTTCGTCACTTCACTGCCTATGCCACTGGTGAAACACACGATCCAGAAACTGGTAAGCATCATCTGGCTCACGCTATTTGCTGCCTACTCTACCTTGTAGCCTTTGACTTAGGAGAACACAATGACAAAAGTAACAGTGACGTTTGAAGCTGAGATTGATGTTGATGACTTGGGTGCTGAGTATGCTAACGAAGACTACCTCATCGACACTGTCAAGGAACATATCATCTATGCCATGAGTAGGCTTGATGCAGACATTACATTCAACAAGGTTGATGTAGAAGGACTAGAATGAAACTAACAATCACTGATGCTGAGAACGGCTTTGTTGTAGCGGTGGAAGACACACCCGATAGCATCTACTACTTCGTTGCGCTAGACGTTGACGATGTGTGCGGTATTGTGCAGAACATCTTAGTTGAACCACGAGATGTGTTGGACATGACCAACGTTGCCTTTGAAGCTGTACCAAGTGACAGATAAGAAACGCAATGGTGGTGAATGGACAGAGGCACGATTCAAATCTTTCGTGACCTCTGCCCTACGTGCTGCATCACGACGATGGCCTCCGAAATACAAAGCTTTGAAGGAAGCTTTCGCTGGCAGGAAAGTGAATGCAAAGACTGGTAAGCTGGCAATGCATTACACGTGCGCTGCTTGCAAGAAACTCTATGTTGCTACCGATGTACAGGTCGATCATATTAAGCCCGTTGTAGACCCTAAGAAGGGGTTTGTTAGCTGGGATGTTTATATCAACCGTATGTTCTGTGAGATAGAAGATCTGCAGGTGATGTGTAAGCCTTGTCATAAAATCAAAACTGATCAAGAGAAACTTGAAAGGAAGAAGAAATGAGCTTCATCAAATATCAACATCTTGAACGCTACGGCAACACCGAAGTGGAAGGCATTGAAGTGGGGACATGCTACGTGTTCCCTAAGCTGGATGGCACTAACGGTAGTGTGTGGATAGACCATACTAAGCCTGTGGCGTTTAGCTGTGGTAGTCGCAACCGTGAGTTGACACTCGACAACGACAACGCTGGGTTTATGAAGGCCATGATGGATGACGGTGATGTGGTACCTTACATGTATGACAACCCTGACCTCATCCTCTACGGTGAATGGCTTGTGCCGCACACGCTGAAAACCTACAACGACGATGCGTGGCGCAAGTTCTATGTGTTCGATGTGTATGACCGCAACAAAGAACGGCTGCTGAGCTATGACGAATACTCAGCACCACTCATTGCTGCTGGTATCAACGTCATTGCCCCTATTGCCATCATCAAGAACGGCAGCATCGAACACTTCACTGAGTGTCTGAGTAAGGCACATTATCTGGTGAAGGACGGTGAAGGTAGCGGTGAAGGTGTTGTCATCAAGAACTATGACTACAAGAACAAGTATGGTCGTCAGACTTGGGCTAAGGTGATCGCCAACGAATTCAAAGCTAAGCATCACCTTGCTATGGGTGCGCCTGTTGTTGGTTGTGAAATCGTTGAAGAGAAGATTGTTGCTAAGTATGTGACGCAGGCTTTGGTGGACAAGGTGCATGCAAAGATTGTCAACGAAACAGGTGATTGGTCTAGCAAGTACATCCCTCGTTTGATTCACACAGTGTGGTATGATTTGATAACCGAAGAGTCTTGGAACTTTGTCAAAGAGTTTAAGAATCCGAAGGTTGACTTCAAGGTGTTGTCACACTATGCGACAGCGAAGATTAAAGAACTGAAGAAGGAACTGTTCTAATGAAAATCGAAATTGAAAGCATCAAAGAAAACGATGATGGATCTGCAGACTGTAACGTCTACCTAGACGCAGACGCTAAAGACTTCCTGATTCGTTATGCCCTCATCGCCTGCCTTACCGATGCCATCGAAGCAGGCAAACTTGCAACACCAACAGAGGAAACAGAATGAACCTCGATCAATACCAACGGTCAGCAATGACCTTCCGTTTGCCTACAGCAGACCGTGAATATGCCCTATTGAATTTACTAGCCGAGGCTGGTGAAGTGGCAGGTAAGGCTGCAAAGCACCGCCGAGATGGGGGCGATGTTGAAGAATACAATATGCACATCAAGAAAGAACTTGGTGATGTGTTGTGGCAGGTTGCTGCAGTTGCTAAAGACCACGGCTGGATGTTGTCACAAGTGGCTGAGCACAACCTTGAGAAGTTGTCATCAAGGCAACGGCGCGATGTCATTCAGGGCAGCGGTGATACTCGATAGATGGTATAACTCCTACCCCTCCCACACCTAAGCAGCTTCGGCTGCTTTCTTTTCCTCTAACACAAAGGTATTACTCCATGACATTCAAGGTTGACATTGACCTATCCCGTGACGCATTGTTCGACGAACTCGGACTACAACGTCTTAAAGAAAGCTACATGAAAGATGATGAGACAAGTCCACAAGAACGATTCGCATTCGTATCTGCAGCGTTTGCAAGCAATGAAGAACATGCTCAAAGACTTTATGACTACTCTAGTAAGCATTGGCTCAGCTATTCTACTCCTATCTTATCTTTTGGTCGTTCTAAGCGCGGGTTGCCTATTAGCTGTTTTCTTAATTATATGGATGATAGCGCAGAAGGTTTGGTCGATAATCTTTCAGAGACTAACTGGCTCTCGATGATGGGTGGTGGTGTCGGTGTTCACGTTGGTATCCGCAACAGCGATGACAAGTCGACAGGTGTTATGCCACACTTGAAAATCTATGACGCTAGTTCATTGGCCTACCGTCAAGGACGCACACGCCGTGGTAGCTATGCTGCCTACCTCAACATCAATCACCCTGACATCATCCAGTTTCTGGAGATGCGTAAGCCCACTGGTGACCAGAACGTTCGCACCTTGAACATGCACCACGGCATCAACATGTCTGACGAGTTCATGAACATCATCGAACGCTGCATGAAAGACGACAACGCAGACGACAGCTTCAACTTAGTCAACCCTGCCAACGGTGAAGTGGTTGAGACTGTGTCGGCTAAGTATCTGTGGCAGAAGATCTTGGACCTTCGCATGCAGACAGGTGAACCCTATCTTGTCTTCATCGACACAGCCAACAAAGCTTTGCCATCTTGGTTGAAAGACAAAGGCTTCACCATCAACGGTAGCAATCTCTGCACTGAAATCTTCTTGCCAACAAACGAGAAACGTACAGCCGTGTGCTGCTTGTCTTCATTGAATCTGGAATACTATGACGAATGGAAAAAGGACAAACAATTCATCCTTGATGTTATGGAGATGTTGGACAATGTGCTTCAATACTTTATTGACAATGCACCAGACACTATTGCTCGTGCTCGTGCCAGCGCTCTCATGGAGCGTAGCATCGGTATCGGCACACTAGGCTTCCATGCTTTCCTGCAAAAGAAAGGTGTTGCCATTGATGGTGTAATGGCTAAGAGCTACAACAATGAAATCTTTAAACACATCCATAACCAATGCACGATTGGTGATGCCGTCTTGGTTACGTCACGTGGTGAATGCCCTGACGCACATCTCAGTGGTGTTCGTCGTCGCTTTAGCCATTGGACTGCTATCGCTCCCAATGCCAGCAGCAGCTTGATCATGGGTAATACGTCCCCATCAATCGAGCCTTATCGCGCTAACGTGTTCCGTCAAGATACATTGTCGGGTGCGTTCGTGTACAAGAATCGTTTCCTCAAAGCAGAGCTTGCACAGCTTGGTAAAGACGATGACGATACATGGGCATCCATCATTGCCAACGATGGTTCTATCCAGCATCTGGACGTGCCTGAACAGCTGAAGGAAGTGTACAAGACAGCGATGGAGATTGATCAGCGTTGGTTGATTGAGCTTGCTGCTGACCGTCAGAAGTACATTGATCAGGGACAGAGTGTGAACTTGTTCTTCCCTGCTAACGTGTCTGTGAAGTATCTGCACAGCGTTCACTTCCTTGCTTGGAAGAGTGGGTTGAAGAGTCTGTACTATCTCCGCAGTGAGAAAGTGAAGAAGGCAGACAAGGTTGGTGCGCAGATTAAACGTCAACGCATCGAAGATGAAATTGATTTGAAACAGATTGCAGATGGTGACACCTGCTTGGCTTGCGAAGGATGAATATGACAAAGACTAAATCAGATATTACACAAGAACGTACCATCTTCAAACCGTTCAAGTTTCCTTGGGCCTATGACGCATGGTTGCAACACGAGCAGTCTCATTGGTTGCACACTGAAGTGCCAATGTCAGAGGACGTTAAAGACTACAAGAAGTTGAACAAGGACGAGCAGGAGTTTCTGACAAAGATCTTGCGCTTCTTTGTGCAGGGTGACTTGGACATTGGCAGTGGCTACCACGACCATTACATTCCTCTGTTCCGTCAACCGGAAGTGCGAATGATGATGAGCGGGTTTGCTGCCCGTGAAGCTTTGCACGTTGCAGCCTACGCACACTTGATCGAAACATTGGGGTTGCCTGAGTCAACCTACAACGAGTTCCTGCAATATGCTGAGATGCTTGAGAAGCATGACTATCTGCAACGACTCAACACATCACCAGTGGCTGAGAAGATTGCTGTCATCTCTGCCTTCGGTGAAGGTATGCAGTTGTTCTCCAGCTTCGTTATGCTGCTCAACTTCGCACGTAACGGTAAGCTGAAAGGACTTGGTCAAATCATTAGCTGGTCCATCCTTGATGAGACTATGCATGCTGAAGGAATGATAAAGGTCTATCGTGAATATGTTAAACATCATCAAGACGAAACAACGCCTGAACAGATTAAAGAGATTGCTAAGGAGATGGTTGCTCTTGAGGACCAGTTCATTGATCTTGCTTTTGGTATGGTGGAAGTTGAGAAGCTCACCAAAGAAGAAGTGAAAGAGTACATCCGCTACATTGCAGATCGTCGACTCATCGCTATGGGCATGAAAGGAATCTACAAGATTAAGAAGAATCCTTTGCCGTGGGTTGATGGCATGCTTGGTACATCGCACACCAACTTCTTTGAACAGAAGGTTACAGACTACAGCAAGGGTGCTCAGACTGGTACGTGGGATGATGTGTGGGGTAAGGCAGCGTGAGACACTTCACTGTCAGCTATAGCAGCCAGAACAACGTCTTCAAAGGTGTTCTGCACGTTGAAGCTTGCACAATCTCTGACGCTCAAGATAAGTTTCTGTCTTGGCTTCGTGAGCAACCTAGCTACACACATCTCTGGCAACTCAGCTTTGAGTTTGTAGAGATTGGTGCTAGTCTGTAAAACCAAAGGAAGCTCCTGTACAATGGGGCTTCCCTCAACCAACCTAGGAAGTATCAATGGTTACTAAGAAACGAGTAGTGTCGCACGTCACCCCTGACGCACCAGCACCAGCTACAAAGAACAATAGTTTGCGTGTTCGTCTTGACGACATGGCAACTATTCAACCCAAGACAGCAAAGCAGAAAGAGTTCTTTGATGCCTACAATGCTGGAGACTACTTCATGTGTCTGCACGGTGTTGCTGGCACAGGCAAGACCTACATTGCCCTGTACAAAGCGCTTGAAGAAGTGATGGACAAGACCAGCCCTTACAAGAAGGTTGTCATTGTTCGTAGCTCTGTACAGAGTCGTGACATGGGTTTCTTGCCCGGTGACGCTAACGAGAAGATGGAGACATTCATCCAGCCCTATCGTCAGATCTGTGCTGACCTGTTCAATCGCAAGGATGCATGGGACCGCCTGTCTGAACAAGGCTACATTGAATTCATTTCAACCAGCTTCATTCGTGGCACCACTTTCACCAACTCCATCTTGTTGGCTGACGAGATTCAGAACATGACGTTTGAAGAACTCGACACTATCGTCACTCGTGTTGGTCACACGTCGAAGATCATTTATTGTGGTGACATTCGACAGACTGACTTGAAGAAGAAGGATGACAAGACAGGCTTGCCAAAGTTTTTGGACATTGTGCAGGACATGCGAGAGTTCAGCCGCTTTGAATTTGGTATGGACGATATTGTTCGTAGTAGTTTGGTGAAGAACTACATCATCGCCAAAACACTTTACGAGGATCGTCAATAATGTTACTCATCGAACTGCGACAAGGTATCGGCCTTGACATTGAATTCAACCAAGACATCTGCCACATCGCTGATACTGACGAGATTGAAAATGGTTTGTTTGCCTTCATCGGCATCATCATCCTGTTACCGTTCGTTAAAATCTACATCGGTGATATGAACTTGATTGGTGGTAAGAAGTGATTGAAGTTGTTGTTACTGGCGAAATGCTCGTCACTGCTAGAGACAAAGCTGCAGAGATGGGTAAGCTGCGTAACAGCATCACCCGTGGGGCTGGCAACATTGCTGGCTTCATAGGTGAAGCTATCGCTCAACAGGTTATGGGCGGTGTGTTAGCCAACACATACGAGTATGACCTCATCCTTTGCAACGGTAAGACAGTGGATGTGAAGACTAAACAGACCTCTGTCAAACCATTAGACACCTATGAGTGCTCTATTGCTGGACTGAATACAACTCAAGAGTGTGACTACTATGCTTTCGTGCGAGTTAAGAATGACCTATCTGTAGGTTGGTTCTTAGGTGTGTACGAAAAACAACAGTATATGCTTGACAGCGTGTTTATGAAAAAGGGTACAATTGATTCCAGCAACGGCTACACTGTGAAGTCTGATTGCTATAACCTCAAAATCAACCAACTGAAAGGACATGAATATGTCAACCAATAAAGCAACTATTGTCTTCACTGACGACAACGATGGTAGCCTCTCTATTCAGATTACATTTGAACCTGAGCAACCTAACAAGGAAAGCAACGCACACATTGCTGCTGTGTTGGCTCACCAGTACATCGTCAAGAAAGTTGATGAGGCTTACAAAGATGAATCAGCCGAATGAACCTGTGAAGCGCACGTCTGTCACCACCACAGACATGCAGGCAAAGACAAAGAAGGTGGAATACTATCGCGTTGCTGATACGACAACAACGTTGTGTTTTCTACATCTGCATTGTGGCTTTCTCATCCTCGGTAAGAGTGCTTGTGTAGACCCTGCCAAGTACAATCAAGCTCTTGGTGAGAAGTATGCTTACGAAGATGCCATCAATAAGATGTGGGAACTAGAAGGTTATCTACTCAGCAACGAACTCTATGGAGACAACTATGCAACAACAGCGCCCTGAACGTCCAGCACCATTGAAGATTCAAGTTGGTCAAGGCTACTACGCATTCAGTCGTGGATGGCTCAACAACCAATACGATCCTGAATCGGTAGCTGGTAAAGAATGGCAACGTGGATTTGACATGGCCTACTTCGACAACCTTGCAAGGATTTCCAAATGACATTCAATCGTCTGCATAACATGCGTAACCCGCATCAAGGCGACAACAAGAAAGTGTTGTGCGTCTGTTCAGCTGGGTTGTTGCGTAGTCCTACGCTGGCTTGGATCTTGTCTAACGAGCCGTTCAACTTCAACACTCGTGCTGTAGGAACATCAAGTGACTACGCTTTGATTGTGTTGGATGAGGTGCAGCTTCAATGGGCCGATGCTGTTGTCTTTGTTGACGATGGCAACTATCAAGCTGCCTGTTATGACCACAGGGAATTGATCGATAATATGGAACATCATGTGTTGAAGATTCCTGACATCTATGAGTTCAGACATCCCAAGCTTGTAGAGGCTGCGACAGCGCAGTTGAAAGAAGCGTTCAAGATAGCGTAAACAAAAAAGGCAGCTTCATCGGCTGCCTTTTTTTTCGTCTGTACTTATTACCGACGACTTGCTAGTCCACCCTTAGCTTTACCGACAACACCAATGTCTTTGAAGTCTCCCTCAATAATGGCAAACTTGTCAGCATTTGTTGTTGGC